TCGCCGATCGTCGCCGTCTTCTCGATCGGCGCCACGTTGCCTGCGAGCGCGTTCACGTTCACGAGCCGGCCGCCCGCATCCTTGAAGTTCGGCAGCGTGAGCTCGACGACCTTGCGGCCCGGCTCGGTCTGCATCGCGTGGCCGAGGATCAACTGCCGCCGGATCGCCGGATCCTGCACCGCGAGCAGCGTCTCGAGGTGGCGCTGCGCCTCGGGGCTCGGGTAGTTGCCCAGGGACGCGCGCAGGTTCTCGTCGCTCGGGTTCGAGAGCATGCTCGCCATCGTGGCCGACAGCCGGCCGAGCATCTTGTCGTCCATGTCGGCGGTGATCTTCTTCGTCTCCGCTTCGTGCTTCGCCGTGGCCGCCTTCTTCTCGGTCGCCTCGAGGGCCGCCTTCTGCACGGTCTGATAGGGCTTGTAGAGCCCGGCGCGCGCCAGTTGCGCGAGTAGCGCGTTCGTGTCGCCGCCGGCGGTGCGGTACGCCTCGCGCGTCGCCTCGTCCTCGGCTTGGGCGCGCTCGTGCGCCTGCATCTGCAGGTCGGCGAGGCGGTTCTGCTGCTGCACGCCCTGCAGTTGCGCCATCTGCGCGTACCGGGCGAGCGGGTTGTCGAACTGCGCGGGGCGAACCCCGAGGGCGATGTTCGGGTCGATCGGCATGCTCTCCCCCTTAGAACGGCGTGTCGACCATGCTCGCGCGCGAGCCGAGGCCGGTATTGATGTCGCCCCCGTACCGCGTGCCGCCGCCGCCGCCGCCGTAGCTCGAGCCGCGGCCCGCGCCCATCGCGTCGATCATGCGGTTCCCTTGGTAGTAGTTCATGCCCTGCCCGAGCGCCGTCTGCATCGCGTTGGCGCTGCCGACCGAGCCCGCGGCCTGCGCGTTGCCGATGCCGGTGAGCAGGTTCGACTGCGCGCCCGCGTACTGCGCGCCGAGGTTGTTGTCGCCCGCGACCTGCGTCTGCCCGAGGCCCGCGAGGCTCGCCATCCGGTTGTACTGGTCCGAGTACCGCCCGTAGGCGTCGAGGTTCTCCTGCCGCGCGCGACCGTAGGCGGCGCCGTATTCCTGCGACGCGAGGCCCTGCGAGAACTGCGCCAGGTCGCGCAGCGCGCCGCCACCGAGCGCGCCGCCGCGGGCGGCCGCGCCACGCTCGAGCGCCTGCTGCCCCTGCTCGAGCCGGAACGCATATCCCGGATCCATCTCGAGCATGCCCTGCGCCGCAGTCACCGGCCGGCCCGGCATCGCACCGCCGTCGACCATGCGGGGGGCGTTCGGATCGGGCGCGCCGATCTCGGGCTTGCCAAACGCTGCCCGGAACGCGCCGCCGATCGTGGCGCGCGGGGGCACCGCGCCGCCAGGCTGCGCGGTACCGGGCCCCATGCCGCCACGACCCGAGAGCGAGAACGCTTGCGGCATGCCGTTGGGCATGATCCCGCCCGACGCGTCCGCACCGACCGAGCCGTCGGGTTGCGCGATCGGCGCCATGCCGTAGACCGCTCGGATCCGGTTGAGCGCGTCGACGCCCGTCTGCCGGTAGGGCGCCGAGTCGGTGCGCGCGGTGTTGTACTGCTCGCGCTGCAGATCCATCGCGCGATTCGACTGTGCGACCTGAGCATCGGTCGCATCGCTCGACGCCTCGCTCGCCAGGTAGGCGGATCCAACCATCGCTGCTGCTGCCCACGGCATGCTATTCCCCTTTCGTGATCAGAACGTCGTCGACCCGCTCCGGGTCGGTCTCGTCGGTTGCATGGATGCAGAGCCACACGGCGTCGCGGTGCGCGTGGATGCCGTGTTGAACGCCGGCGGCGATCGTGATGACCGCGGGCGCCACGTAGCGGCGCGTGCCGTTCTCGGTCGTCCACACGTCCACCTCGCCGGCGGCCAGGACCGACAGATGGTCGTAACGGTGCGCGTGTGTGATCGCGCCGCAGCCCGCGGGCAGGTGCATCTGCTTGCAGTACACGCCGCCGGCGAAGTGATGCACGGTGCCCGTGTCGACCTGCGGCTGCGCGAGCAGGTGCTCGAGGTGTTCGCGCATGCTCATCGGCGCGCCCCCATGCGGATGCACACGATCATCGCGAGGCGATCCTCGTTGCTCTCGTTGACGACCCAGTGCGGCACGTCGTTCCGGAACCACCACACTTCGCCCGGCCGCGGGTGAATCTCGCCATCCTCGAACGCGAAGACCGCGCCCGGGGCGTTCTGCACCGCGACGAAAAACTTGTCGTAGTAGCCGGCGTGCCATCCGCCGTCGACGTGCGGCGCCACGCGCTCGCCCGGGGCGATCTTCGTGATCAGCACGCCGCCCAAGCGTTCGCCCTCGACGCGCGACATGATCGAGAACACGATCGGGCGCACCTGCGGGATTGCGTCGGCCTCGGGGTACCACACTGAGTCGTGCTCGTCGTTGAACTCGGACCACGGGCGCCGGCCCGCCTCGAACTCGGCGCAGTCGTTGTAGCGCACCCACACGTCGGACATGCCCACGTGCGGCGAGCCGGGCGAGTATCGGCGCGCACCGTGGCGGCCGAACAGTTCGGGTTGCCGGCGAAGCGCCAGCGCGAGCGGCAGCACGTCCACCTCGCCGACCCGCATGTGCGATTGCGTCATCTCAATTCCCGGTGCTCGCGCGATCCTGCACCCACGTGCCAGGCGTGCCGCCGGCGACGCAGATCCATCCCTTGATCACGTACTTCTGCCCGACCGAGCCGAGCTCGGTCTGCGCGTTGTTGCGGTAGTAGTCGTTCTGCGACCACCGGCCCGTTGTGGGCGGCGCGCTGCCGCTCGGCGTCTGAGCGGCGAGCAGCGAGAGCGCCCGCATCGCCTCGACGGTGAGGCGGCCCTGCGAGTCGACGAACGCCGCGCGTGCGGCGAACTGGAACGAGTCGGCCGGCATCTCAGGCGGTGCCCTTGACCGCGGTCACGGTCGCGCCCATCACGTAGCCGACGACCGGATCGGACCACGAGACTTCCCAGCAGCGCACGCGACCGTATCCGTTGCGCTCCCACTTCGCGCGGGCGCCGTACTCGCCGCCGCGGCCCATCGTGGCGGGCCTCGAGCTCGACCACGAGTGCCCGCCGTCGTTCGAGTAGCGCATCAGGATCACCGGCGCCGAGCCCTGCCCGGTGTTCAGACCGACGCCCGCGTCGAAATCGAGTTGGAACCGGCCGAAGAACAGAAGGTTCTGATCCTCGCCGTCGTACTGCGGCGGGCTCGAGCGAAGGCGGATGATCGGGTCGCCGTTGTCGGTGAACGTCGAATCACTGAGCTCATACACCCGGCCCGACGCGTAGTCGCCGACGAGGTGCTTGCGGTAGCAGAAGGCGTGCACCTGCCCGCGGTGACGCCCGAGGGCGCCCGTCGAGGCGTCGCGATACTGGCGCTCGTGCCAGGTGCCCGAGGCGACGTCGAACACCCAGGTCGTGCCGCCCGACGGGAACGAGAGCAGATAGAACGCGTGCCCGGCGTCCTGATAGGTGTAGGCGATCGCGTCGTCGATCCGCGGGTACTGCTTGATCGCCGACTCGACCGCGTGCGTCGAGATCCGCTCGGGAAGGTAGCCGTTCGCGCGGAAGACCATGCCGTCGCCGTCGTCGTTGCTCGAGAGCCAGAAGACCGTATTGTCGAGCTTGGCGAGCGAGCGGCCGGCGGCGATGCCGTGTTCGATGAACGCGTTCGGCAGGCGCTCGATCGGGAACGAGGCGGCGCCGGTGTTCGTCCACACCTCGGCCGAGCTCGAGCCGATCAACCACAGTTCGCGATGGTCGACGATCAGACCGATGATCCCGTCGGCCGCGCCCTCGGCGACGCCGAAGTCGAGCCCGTTCCACGACAGCCCGTTGTAACTCGCCGAGATCCAGAATCGGCCGGTGCCGTTGGCGCCGACGATGAAATACCCGTCGAGGTAGGCGACCTGCGTCACCCCATTCGGGAAATCGGGGTCGGTGATCTGCGTGAGCGACGTCCCGGATCCGGGAAGCACCGCGGTGTTGACGATGTAGCCGCCGTAGCCGTCAACGATGCACAACTGCGTGCCGTTGAACGCCATCCCCACCGGGTCGGTCGGGTTGCCGATCGCGCCGACGTACAGTGCCGAGCCGTCGGGCGCGGCGACGTAGATCCGGCCGCCCGCGACCACGTAGAGCGTGCCGTTCGCGTTGAGCATGCCCTGCACCGAGTTGCCCGTCGGCATCGTCGAGAACAGGCGCAGCCCAGGCGTGGGCACGAGCATCGCCGGCGCCTTGCCGCCCTGCGGCGCGGTCTCGAGGTACAGGTTCACGCACCGCTGCGCCGACAGGCGCACGCTGCGCGCTTCGTAGGCAGGGCCGACGAACGGGATCCTCACCGGATCACCTCGGGCATCATCGGGCCGGTTTGCAGGGCCGGGTCGATACCCAGGCGCGGCACGACCGCGTTGACGCGCTGCAGGGCCTTGCGCGAGCTCCGGGCAATCTTCTGCACCTTGACCGACGGCGGCCGCGCGAACACTTCCTCCAGTTCCACGGCGAGGTTGTACTGCAGCGCCCGCCGGTAGCCCGGGGCGAACGCATAGTCGGTATCAAGATCGGCGAACTCGGCGATCGGCTTCCACGACGCGAGGCTGATCGTCTGCGGCACGCCGGCGATCGGCACGCGCCAGAGCTTGAGCGTGCCCAGGGCGGCGCCCGGCCGGTAGAACAGCGCCGACGGGATCCCCTGCGCCGACTTGACCGAGATCCCGTTGTACTGCGCTTCGGTGATCATCGCGAGCGGGAAGTCGACCGCGTTCTGCGTGGTGAACGACTGATCGAGGATCTCGACCGGCACGCTCGTCGCGAAGTCGCCCGTCGGGCCGATCGTGTAGGTCGCGGTGCCCGGAACGAGCGGGAACGTCTCGAGCACGCTCGCCAGGATCGACAGGCGTTCGGTCGACCACGTGTCGAGCATGTCATTCAGCGTCGACAGACTGACCATCATGTCGTTGCCGTCGGCGACTTCCGTCGCGTCGAGCACGCCGATCAGTTGCAACGCGCGGTTGATCACGTCCCGGGCCCGCATGGCGCGTTACTGCCCGTCGGTCGGAGCGGGGGCGGCCGGCGCCGGCGTGGCGGCCGGTGCGGGCGTGGCGGGCTTCTTCCACGCCTTGCGCTGCGCCGCTTCCTCGTCTTCGGAGTTGACGACGACGCCGGCCGCTGCGTCGACCTCGCCCGGATAGATCATCTTCGGGTACTCGGGGTGTTCCATGATGTAGGTTCCCTAGCTGGGTTGTGGGGTTGTGGTTGTGATGCTGCAGGTACCCGACGCCCGGCTCATCACCGGGCGTCGAGCTCATGCTCAGTTCGGCGTCGTCGCGCCCGAGATCGACAGCAGGCACCAGTCGACGTAGGTGATCGCCGTCGCGTTCGCGGTGAGGTAGATCGTCACCGAGCCGGCCGCGGGCAGGATCCGCTCGACGCGAAGCGCGGTCGTATCGGCTGCCGCCTGCGCGACGACGGCCCACACGACCGACTGCGCGTCGATGTTCGGGTTCGTGATCACGATGGACCCCTGCCCCGCAGCGACGCCGACGCGGCCCATTTGCGCCGTGGTCGTCACCGGGCCAGGCGTCACCGGGCCGGCCGAGTTGGACCCGAGGCCCTGCGCGATGATCGCGGCTTCTTCCTGCGTCGCGAGCTTGACGACGGTGTTCGCGAGATAGCCCTTGTAGCCGCGGTTGAGCAGCACGAAACCATGCACGAGGCCCGCGCGCGCCATGAAGGCGAACAGCAGGTCGTGCAGGCGGACGGCGATCGCGGCGCACGCGATCGAGAGAGCGGCGAGAATGCGTTTCATGGTCGATTCCTTGAAGGGATGGTTCGGAGAGATCCGGACCCAGGCGCGCGGCGGCGCCCGGGGTACTACTGGCGCCGCGTAGCCGAACAGCACGTCGAAACGAATGATCGAGTTGTCGTTGATACCGTCATAGAACTCGGTCACTTTCATCGTGAGCCCGTTCCACGTCTCCTGCGCGACGTCGATCACGCCCTTGCCGCCCGGGGGCGCCCACATGGGGACCATCGCCAGCGTAAAGGCGTCGCGATGGAACGCCACGTTCGCGTTGTAGGAACCGTTGGCGGTGCCGAAGATCGTGATCGCGGCGCCGTTGGCGGGCGATGCGGTCACGTTCTGATACGCGCCAGTCGCCACGATCGCGGGACTGATCGACAGCGACGTCGCGCCGTTGGCCGCGTCGGCGGTCACGGTGAACTGCGCCAGGGTGCCCGTCGACACGCGCGATTGCGGGTTGACCGCGAACACGCCGGCGAACGAGACCTTCGATCCGCGGGTGACGGTGCCGTTCAGAGCCGCGACGGTGATCGCGCCGCCGGTCTGGCCGGCGCCGTTGACCGTGTTCGTGGTCACGTTCGCCGTGCCGTTCGTGTGAACGTCGACGTTCTGATCCATGTCGTAGGCGAGGCCGAGCGAGTCGACCATCACGCCGTCGCGGTACTGCTTGTCGAGCACGCTCTGCGCGTTGAACAGGCCCGCGAGACCCTGCACGGCGGCCGCGTTCATCGCCGGGTTGAAGATCATCGTGCGGCCGCGATCCTTGCGGGGCGCCGCCATCTCGTCGAGCCGCTGATTCACGCCGGTGAACGCGGCGAGCGCGGTCGACTGGCTGTTCGGCAGCGTGCCAGGCGTGCCGATCACGTTC